ATATTCCTGAAATGGTTGTTTCAACCTGTCAGGTAGAATACAATCCGCAATTGTTTGTGGTCTATATTTTTCTGTCCATAATAAATGTTCCATACACCACTTTCATAATAAAATAATTCACATTAAGATTCAATAGCAACTCTGTGCCATTCATCACCGATTTTCATCCACAAACGGTTATCTTTACCGACAGTCATAGACACACGGTGAGTGACTTCTTCATTCCAACCATTAACATAGAATGTATGTTGGCCCATAGTTGGTTCTGGTGCTTTAGGTTTCTCACCATATGCACCTGTAAACTGGAGTGTTGTTGCTTCTTTCGGTGGTGCGAGATGGCTAATGTCCTTATGTTCATTAGCCATCTCTTTCACCTGTTTATAAGAGGCAGCACCAACAGCAAAGGCACCAATGATGCCTGCACCTCTTAGAAAATTACGCCTCTGGTCCATGATTAAGCTTTTTCAAATTTAGAACCAGACTCAGTTGTAATCCAATATTGAAGTGGTGTAGTTTTGTGTTGAAAGTGTGAAACACCCTTTGATGATATTTTCACATCATATGCACCAAGTAGAATCTTGGTCAAGTTTTCTGTTTTGAAAACCATACGATATTTACTGCCATCACCATCAGTCAAATCAAGTGCATCAGTATGTGCAGAATCGTTTTGCAAGTCCAATGTTACAATTGAAACTTTCTTGCCATCAGATTCGATTGCAATTTGTGGTGAAGAAAGAACAGAAGCCGCACGGAGAACCCAATCAAAGTCTTCAGCCGTTAAACTGAAACTGATTTCGGGATCAGGCATTGCGATTGCTTTCTCTGGTGGTGTGACAATCATAGTAGGTTCACAGAAGCGATACTTGATTTTAGAACGACCTTTGTTGCCACAGATAACAACATGTTTCTCATCAAATTCAAATGATGGGTCATCTTTGTGTAGAGATACAACCGACAGAAAATTGTTCAGGTCATAAACACCAAACTCTGCGGGAATATCTTCTTTGATTGTAACTTCAGCAAGAATATTCTTGTGTGAAGAAACTGTTTTGAGTGTCTTGCCTTTTTTGAACAGAATGCCTTGATTGATGGCACCGAAGTTCTTTAAGACGGAGATTGTTTCAGTTGATAATTTCATAATATAACTCCAAAAATTTATTTTGTATCTAAAGAATACATTGTATCATGTTCATACAGAAACATGAGGCAACATTGTGCATGTGCCAAGTGATGTTTGCCAGACTCAGGGTCTACTATCTCACCTTGTTTCCATGCCCACAAATGCCGTTGTAAGGCATCAAAATACCTGCGTTTAGCATCAGGTACTCTTTTCCAATTATCTCGCTCATACTTCTGAGCACCAAATGTTAATACATCAACAGTGGCTTCAAGTGCAAGAGGCGGTAACAAACCATATTCTAGTTTGTTACCGTCAAACTTACGCCCGCCTGTTGTTGCTGTTTGTGATGCCTTTACAACATCATCACTCATTACAATTTACCTGTGTATTGTGCAACAGCAGGCATATTACCAGTAAAGGCGTATGTACCAATGTGTTGTGTTTTCATCCAAGGACATAAGTAAATTTGTCCACCCATTTTGCGCCACATTTGACAGAACATATAATCTTCTGACAAGTAGCGATCAGAACCACCACCAACAATAGATTCTTTTGTGTCAATTACTGTATCAAAGTATGCATGAATATAACGAGAACCATCAAAGTTGGATTGGCCAACATGGTCTGGTTTATACCTAATCGTTGGATACTCTTCTTTCATCTTATCAAACACTTCACGTTTGATCATCATATAACCAGTACCAATTTCCATAACTTCTAATGGTTCGGTGACTGTAAATTGTGATGTGCCTTTTACAACATTAAACACATATTCACCAACAAGATTTTCAAGTTCTTTTGGTTCTAAATCTTTATGATTGCGAGCTGCATGAGCAATATTACTCCAGTTCATTGATTTTTTGGGATAAGGACCGCCAATAACATCTTTGTCAAGTGCTAGTAAAGCAATTACGTCTTGTGCATTGAAATTAATATCGCTGTCAATAAACATCATGTGTGTATAATCTGATCGTAGAAATTCATCAACCAAATAATTGCGAGCCCTTGTAATTAAAGATTCATTGAATAGAAATGAAAATTTGAGTTCAATGCCGTATCGCATGAATGTTGTTTGTAAGTCTAAACAGGACTTCATATAAAGTCCGTGGTTCATGCCGCCATACATTGGAGTGGCAACAAATAACTTATGTTTTTTTAGTTCGTCTAGCTTAACTTGTATTTCCATAATGTATCCATAAAATAAAAAAGAGAAGAGAAGAGGATACAATATATATCCTTCTTCTCTGTAATTTCCTAAGAAATTTTAGGCAAATGCACGTTCGCCTTGTGAACGGATTGCAGCAATGCCTTCTGCAACCATACGCTTAGTTGGTTTACCCAAGCGATAGAAGGAAACTTTTTCACCACTTGCATTGATGCGAGTGTTCAAATAAATTGCGTTACCTTCATTACGCAACTCATTGATTGTTGCGGATGGGTTTGCAACACCAAAAACTGACTGCATCTTAGCAGCTGTTAGAGTGTTGTATGCACTATCTTTTGATAGATAGGCAAGGACTTTTGATTTTGTTGTCATGTAGACTCCATAATAAACGAATCGCTAAAAAATAATTATCTGAGAGGCGATTCAATCTCTCAAATGATATGTAAGTATAACAGATTAAATAAGGTGTGTCAATAATTTTTAAGGCAAATAACACACCATTGCCCTAATTAAAAGGGAATATCTTTTTCAGAATCAATTTCTGGAACTTCTTCTGCCTGCATTGTAGAGGCAAGAATTGTTTCGGTATTTGCACCTGCATCAACTTTGGTATACAGGTCAAGGAATGATGCCTTTGTATCGTCATCAAAGCGATTCAAACAGAGGCCGATTGCCTTCATTTTGTCACCAAAGATACCGAATGTTTCAACAATGTGGACTAAACGGCGAGTGGAAATCACTTCATCACATCCGCCATCCGCAAATGTTTTACGAATCACGTCAGCCCATGTAACAAGTTTTTCTGCAAACTCATCATCGGCACGACCAACAGAGGTCAATTCTTTTTCGATGATTTTTCTCTCAACTTTAATTGGAGGAAATTCTTGTTCCATTGTAGTGCGGAATCTTTCAAGAAAAGCCTCATTCAATACATTGGTAAACATATAACGACCATCGTCAGAACCTTTACCTTTAGTATTGGCAGTAGCGAATACAGTAAAACCAGGTGCAGGTAAAATCAATTCACCTTTCTTTTTCAACATAAAAGGTTTGCCTTCAAGCACACGTTGCAAAGAGGAAAGATTTTGAGCACCATAATCAATTTCATCAATACACAAAACGGCACCTTGACGAGCAGCAGTGGTCACGGGACCATCACGCCATTCCATATTACCATTAATCAGTACATAGTTACCAAGCAAATCACTTTCATCGGTTTCTGGTGTCATTGATACACAAACGAATTTACGTTTTGCTTTGGCACATGCCTGTTCAATTGACATTGTTTTACCATTACCAGAATGACCAGTAATGAAAACAGGGAAGAAACGGTGTGCATTTACGATTGCAAGCACATCTTCAAAATTGCCAAATGGCACATAATTTTTATAAGATTTAGGAATCAAATCAGTAGAGTCCAAATCTGTTTGGACATTCTGAATACGGTTATCAGATTTTTCTACATGTTTGGTCATAGGTAATATTTGAGCAGCCATTTCAATTACGGGACTAGCAGTAACTACCACACCTGTTGGCACTTTGTAAACACCTCTAGTAACTTTGTTTTTCTCATCATTCGTAAACCAGTACGGATGAGCGATATCAATTTTTTCACAAATTTCTGTAATTTCTGTTTTAGTGATTTGGTCTTTACCAGTTAACACTAAAGCATTAATAAACATTTCTTTTTTCTGAGCACGATTCATAATATAAAACCTCTTTAATTCACAAGATACATACAGTATAACACAACTGGCCTATTTGTCAACCAGCGTGTTGCCGAAAAACAACAGTTCAAACTGCCATTCCTTGAATGAATTTGGACACTAGTACCCGATTCACTTGTTTCTTTTTCGCCATTTTCATAAATGCCGTTTTGAGTTTGTGTGATGTAACAGTACCGTTAATCTCAAGTTCTTCCTCTTCGGTTTGTAATTCAGAACCGCCTGCAATCAGGTAGAATGAATTGTAACCTTTGGTGTTTGAAATCAAAAACTTCTCATCTTTGAATTTCTTAATCAAAGATTTTTCTGTTTCATATGCCATAGCCACATTAGTTTTACGGATTTCTTCAATTGTAGAACCATCTTCAAAGTAATAGCGACCACGAATTGCACTTTTTGCATGACTGGTTCGTGAAGCAAGGATGAAGAAACCAAACACTTTGGTTTTACCCACAACACGAATCCATTCTAAAGCAGAGCGCAACAATTCTTCATTTGTGTAATACGAATAGATTTTGTTCTTATTAGGACAAAGAGCGTATTCAAATTTGTTTTTGCGGTCACGAATAACAACATTCGAACTACGGATATCAAAACTGTATGACCAAATATTTTTTTGTACATCACCATTGTGGTTTTTATGTTCAACTTCAAGATAATGACTGGAAGAATTATCGGCATCACCATCATGTACAATAACCAAACTTGTTATGTCAAGGTTATTTGTTGTACGGAAATTATTCAGAATTGAACCAACTGCAAATACTGCCTGAACCAAAGGTGTGTTAGAAAGATTTTCACTTTCAGGACGACCAATGCGGTTGTATTGACCACGGACATAAACATAACTTTCTTTCAATAGAATTAAGTTACGCAAACTCTTGGTGAATTCAACATTAGACATTTTTGAATTGATGTATTCACGCAATTGTACATTAGAGAATGCTAATTGACCAACTTTGCGAGAGAAGGAATCACCATCATCTTTGCGTTTTGCAGAGGTATCTAAACCACGGTCAATATTGAATGTTTCAGAACAATCAGTAAAACCATATACAGAGAAAGGAATATTCACTTTGCGGCAGAACATGGTAAGAACCAAAATCTGTTCAATTGAGCCTGCCATGTTATCAGACATAGAACCAGAACAATCAAGTAATAGAATCAAACCATGAGACTTGCCTTTTGGCACCAACATCACTTTACGGAAAATGTTGTCATCAAACTTGTAATTGCAAAGTTTGTTAATGTCAATATCACCAGTATCGGACAGTTTAGATTTACTAAAGGCCTTGGCAGCTTTACGCATTTCAAACTCTTTGGCAAGTAGACCAACATAGCGGTCATTCTTGTTTTTAAAATCTGTTACTAATTTCTGGACATAAGCATTATCAAAACCGCCATCTTTAATTCGTTCGGCATAATAGTTACCCAACAATTCTTGAACACGTTTTGCAGGTGTAAATACATTCTTAGCGTTTACAGAAGGAATATCCAAGTAAAGGTAAGGTTTGCATTTTGCATCAAGCAATGAATTTTCATTCTTACGATATGAATCATCGGTGCGACATTCAGGTGAAAACTGGTCACGGTCTGATTCTACAGATTTTTTATAACGGTCAAATTCAGGCTCTTGTTTGAAATCAGAATCATCACTTTCGGCATCATCACTATTGGATGAACCTTCTGTATTTTCAGTTTTATCTTCCGAATTTTCATCGGATGATTTACTGTTTTTACCTTTTTCAGGTTGACCATCTTCACTTTCTTCTTCGTCATAATCGTAATCAGAATCGGAATAATCACCTTCATCATCCTTATCAAACATTTCAAAATCACGCATCTGGTTTTCCATTTGCTTATCGAATTGTTCATTTTTGGAGTAATCATAAATTTCACCAGTCAGAGCAAGAACATCTTCCCATGTTTCAAGGTTTTGTACCTTGGTAACATAGACCATTTCTTCTGTGGTGAATTTAATATGCTCAGCAGTATATTGTGATTTTGTAAAAAGATTCAGTCTTTCAATAAAAGGCAAATCATTTACATTTCGGTATTTGATACCGAAAAAATCACGGTCAAGTAATTCCTGAAAACCTTTTCTGAAAGAAGTTTTCAAAACAGGAAACTTACGGGTTACTTTTTTCTCAATGCGAGCATCTTCTACAACATTAAGGAAAGATTTGAAATTCTTACCTTTAGAATCGTCACTAGCAACATCATGCCAGCCGTCCGCAGGTGTATACAAAGCATGACCAACTTCATGACCACCCAAATGGTCGTACATAAAACCAGTCATATCTTGCCAGATTGGCAAATACAAAACACGATTAATTGGGTCAAATTTAGCGGTGTGAATTTTTTGGTGTTCAACCGTAAGATTTTCACTTGCCATTAGTTTGGTCAAGAGATTTTTTTGTTCAACTGTAAAAGTCATTTGATTTCCTATTGCGATTTATAGGACTATTATAACAGGTTTGGCCAGAAAGTCAACCAGCGTGTTGCGTAAAAACAACAGTAATACTATTGTTTTCAGAATGATGGAGCGGATATCAGGAGTTAAACCTGACTGCCTATTGGGATAGGTTGTCTCGGACTCTCCGCATTAAGTTGATATTATAACAGGTATTTAGTGTCCTGTCAAGCTTTTTTAAGGCATAAATAAGTGTGAGTCGCCAGATTGCCGTCTGCACTCACTCTAACATAAAGGAACTATGCCAGCATGAGTATTTATTCAACAATTTATAAGTGTACCAACATCATAACTAATGAATGTTATATTGGTTTTGATTCAAATTGGCCTTCAAGAAAAGTGAAACATTTATATGATGTTTCCAACACAAATTCAAAAAATTATAACTGTCATTTTTATAGAGCAATTCGTAAATATGGAATAGAATCATTTTGTTGGAATATAATATACCAATCAAAAGATAAAGAACATTGTCTCAATGAAATGGAATCTCATTTTATAAATGAATTTGATTCTTTTAATAATGGTTATAATATGACAAAAGGTGGTGAAGGCACTCTAGGTAAAAAAAGTTGGTTAAGAAGAAAACATTCTATTGAAACTAAACTTAAAATGAGTAACTCTGCCAAAGGTAAAATTCGTTCAAAAGAACACTCTGAAAATATATCAAAATCAAATAAAGGTAAAAAAAGAAAACCTTTTAGTGAAGAACATAAAAATAAAATTTCAGAATCCATTAAAAAGAAATTATCTTCCAACTTGTTTTAGATAGAATTCTTTACATTCTTCCCATGACATGTATATAAGATTGTCATAAAAAAGAGATTCAGTTGAAACTTTGCCTTTTTTGACAAGTTGTTTAATTCTTGGCTTTGCATGTTTCATCTTCCATAGATTACTTATGCTCCCAATATCCGTATCAAACAACTTTGTCATATCTTTGCCGTCATTATCGCCTCGGAGAAACTCACAAGTCTTATCATATAACGGAGTGAAATAAATGCCACGGGCATGGTCTGTTTTAATCACTTCTTTAGGCACATTCATC